ATTAAATCCTTATGGTGATGGAGAGGAATTTTAATATGGAAATAGTTTTAAATAAACCAAACGAACCTGACACTTTTGTCTACGAAACAACTAAAATTAAAGACGAAAACAAACAAACAGTTGTTAATACACTTGTTAGTAAAGTCGGAACGATAGAAGTTTTAATAGAAGCTTTATCTATTGCTAGTCAAGTCCAAAGAAATTCTTTGGAAAATGCTTTACAGGAATGCGAAGAAGCAGTAGTTAAAATTAAATCTAATAAACCTGCAGAGGAGGAGGCTTTAGATGAAGCACCAGTAGAAGAATCCTCTGAAGATTAAGCTAAATTATTTAGCTTTTGGGCTTATGTAGAAAACTTTTCTCCTGTGTTTTACTCTCTACATAAGCCTTTTTCTATAGGAGAATACAATGGAGAATACTTTGAAATTTATTAAGCACAGATTACCTTGCCCCTCATGCGACAGTAGTGATGCCGTTTCTATGAATGAAAATGGTTCAGCTAAATGTTTTAGTTGTGGTAAATTTTTTCACGATTATGATTCAGGAGATACAGGAATGACATACACACCTAATAAAATTATACAACAAGCAAACGATTCACAATTCTCTGCTCTTTCTGACAGAAGAATATCTTTAGAAACAGCTAAAAAGTTTGGCGTTAAAGTTGTCTTTGATAGTCAAGGAAGAATTGCACAACATAAATATCCTTATTATAATAACAATGAATTGTCAGGATATAAAATAAGATATACTGAAAATAAAAACTTTTCATGTGAAGGCGATATTAAAAACACATCTTTGTTTGGTCAAAATTTATTTAAAGGTGGTGGAAAATATTTGACAATCGTTGAAGGTGAATGCGATGCGATGGCAGGATATGAATTATTAGGCAGTAAATGGGCTGTTGTAAGTGTTAGGACAGGCGCACAAGGCGCAGTCAAAGATGTAAAAGAAAACATAGAGTATATTGAAAGTTTTGATAATGTTGTTATTTGTTTTGACAATGATAAGCAAGGCAGAGAAGCTGCAAAAAAGGTAGCAAGTATTCTTAAACCTAGAAAAGCTAGGATTATGCAACTGCCCACAGGATTTAAAGATGCAAATGATATGCTTAAACAAACCAAGTACGAAGATTTTGTAAGTTCTTGGTGGGGTGCAAAAATATATACACCTAGTGGTATCATTCGTGTTTCTGAAAAGCAAAAAGATTTTTTAGACAGAGAGCATACAGATAGTGTTCCTTTTGAATGGGAAGGTTTAAACAAAAAGATAGTAGGGCTTAGACAAAAAGAATTACTTACTTTAACAGGTGGTACTGGTCTTGGTAAATCTTCAGTCACTAGAGAACTAGAGCATTGGCTTATTAATAATACAAAAGATAACGTAGGCATTATTGCTTTAGAAGAAGACTGGAGAAGAACAGTCGATGGTATTTTATCTATAGAAGCTAATCAAAGATTATATATGGATGAAGTTCGCAATGAAATGTCTGAAGATAAATTAAATAATATGTTTCAGAAAGTATTTTCAACCGATAGAGTATTCATTCATTCTCACTTTGGAACAAACGATATTGATGATATATTTTCTAAGCTAAGATATTTAATTGTTGGTTGCGATTGTCGTTGGGTAGTCATTGACCATCTTCATATGCTTGTATCCTCTATGACAGAGGGAGATGAACGCAGAGCAATAGATAATATTATGACAAGAATTAGAAGTATTGTAGAAGAAACAGGCGCAGGAATTATTCTTGTATCACACCTTAGAAAAATACAAGGGGATAAAGGACACGAGAATGGAGTAAGTGTTAGTCTTTCTCACCTTAGAGGTTCAAATAGTATTGCTCAATTATCCGATACTGTTATTGCTTTGGAAAGAAATCAACAGGCAGAAGATGATTTAGAATCTAGAACAACTAAGTTAAGAGTTTTAAAATGTAGATATACAGGTGATGTAGGAATGGCTACTGCTCTTACCTATGACAAAGAAACAGGTAGATTGTCTGAAGTAAACCATGACGAACTATTTAATTTTAACGAAGAAGAGATACCATTTTGAGGGAGAGATATGGAATTAGTATTTGATATAGAGACAGACGATTTAGATGCCTCGCAAATAAATTGTATTGTTGCAATTGACGAGGAAAATATTGTATATAATTTTGATATTATAGATGACAATATTAATGAAGGAATATCTTTATTATCTAAAGCTGATAAACTTATTGGACACAATATACTTGGGTTTGATATTCCTGTTATACATAAATTAACAGGGGTAGATTTATATGATGAGGATAAAGTTATAGATACATTGGTTTTATCTAGATTGTTTTTACCTACAAGAGAAGGTGGGCATAGCTTGGGTAAATGGGGAATTAAACTTGGACTACCAAAATCTGACAAGCCTAAAGACTTTAAAAAATATGACAAAGAAGTTTTAAAATATTGCATTAATGATGTTAAGGTAAACAAAAGATTATTTAATCATTTAAAAAATGAAGCCGTTGGATTCTCTAAAGAAAGCATTGCTTTGGAACACAGAGTTACTTACATTCTTGAAGAGCAAAAAAGAAATGGATTTAAATTTGATAGTGAACAAGCTACTAAACTAATGAGTAGATTAAATAGTTTACTAAAACAAACAGAAGAAGAAGTCCATAAAACTTTTAAACCTAAAGAAACTATACAAGATTTATCAAGAAAATATACAAAGTCAGGCGCAATATCTAAAATGGGACACGATATATTGGCAAATAAATCAGTTCGTTTAACACCTGAAGAATATAATAAGTTTAAATCAGGTTCAAAATTTGTCAGTCGTAAGTTAATACAAGAGTTTAATTTAGGTTCTAGAAAACAAATAGGTGAATACTTAAAAGAGTTTGGGTGGAAACCTAAAAAGTTTACTCCTACCGGACAGCCTATTGTAGATGAAGGAACATTAAAAAAGATTACACATATAAAAGAAGCAAAACTTATAGCAGATTTTCTTTTATATCAGAAAAGAATAGCACAAGTTCATTCTTGGTTAGAAGCTGTAGCAAATGATGGTAGAGTACATGGTTCTGTAATATCTACAGGCGCAATAACAGGAAGAATGAGTGCAAGAAATCCAAACTTACAACAAGTTCCCTCAATAAATTCTCCTTTTGGAGAAGATTGTAGAAAGTGTTGGGTTGTGGATGAAGGAAATAAACTTGTCGGTATAGATGCTTCAGGCTTAGAATTAAGAATGTTAGCACATTACATGGCTAATAAGGAGTACATAAATGAAATTATATATGGAGACATACACACGGCTAACCAAAAACTTGCAGGACTTGAATCAAGAGATAAGGCGAAAACATTTATATACGCCATCATATTCGGAGCAGGTGACAAACGAATTGCTGAAATCATTGGGGGAAGTACGGGGGAAGCTAAGAAGCTTAGAGAATCTTTTATTAGCAGTCTTCCATCATTTGGACATCTTAGAAATAGGGTTAAAGGAGCATCTGCAAAAGGTTTCCTCAGAGGATTAGATGGTCGTAAAATATCTTTAAGGTATATGCACTCTGCTTTAAATACTTTATTACAAGGAGCAGGTGCTGCAATTATGAAGAAAGGTTTAACAATTTTTTATAATGATTTGAAAAAAGAAAACATACCTGTAAAATTTGTTGGCAACATCCATGATGAATGGCAAATAGAAGTTAATAAAAAGTATGCTGATAAAGTAGGGCAGTTAGGTGTAAAGGCTATTGAAAAAGCCGGAGAAAAATACAATGTTAAATGTCCTTTAACAGGTGAATATAAAATAGGAGTCAGTTGGAATGAAACCCACTAAAAACGATAGAAAAAAATTCGACTTGGATTTACAATACGGAACTATCCGAGAAGAAAAGATAGCAGAAATGCTTACCAATAAAAAAATAGAAGTAAAATCTGAAAGAGATATATGGCAAAAGTCAGGTAATATTTGTATAGAATATGAATCTTGGAATAAACCTTCAGGTATTAGGGCTACTGAATCAGACTATTGGTTTCATAATCTGTGTATAGGTGAAGATGAATATTGTACGCTTGTATTTAAAACAGATGTACTAAAGAAAATTGTAGATGATTTAGATGAATTTAAAACAGTTTCAGGTGGAGATAATAACGCCAGTAAAATGTTTCTTGTAAATTTACAAAAGTTATTTTCAAGTGATGTTATTAAAGCTTTCAAGGAGTTAAAAAATGAATCAAAAAAAGATTGACAAGTCAAAAATAAAAGACTATAATACTTTTAAGGCTGAAGCAGGTCATTGGTACGACCAATCAGGAGAACCTATGTACACTATCATAGGCGTAAATGGTAAAGAAAGAAACACTACTTTACGAGATGCTAGAAAATTAAATCTTGTACCTTCAGTAACAACTATCATGTCAATGGTAGCTAAACCTGCATTAGAAAACTGGAAAATAAATCAAGCAATTAATTCTGCATTGTCTCTTAAAAGAAGACAAGGAGAATCTATTGAAGCTTTTAGTTATAGATGTAAAGAAGATTCTAAAAAGATTGGAATGAAATCTGCAAAACAAGGAACTCACATTCATGCAATGATTGAAAGAGGTTTTCTAGGCACGTCAACAAACAGACCTTATAAATTAATTAAACATTATTTAGATTCATGGTATCCTGATGAAGAATGGATAGCAGAAGATTCTTTCTGTGCTAAAATAGGTTATGGTGGCAAAATAGATTTGTATTCTAAGTCAGGAATTTTTGTTGACTTTAAAACAAAAGATAATATAAAAGATAAAGACCCGGCTAAATTAGTGTACGATGACCATGGTATGCAGTTATCAGCTTATGCTCAGGGCTGTGGATTTGATAGTCCTGAAAGAATTTCTATCTTTATAGATAGAAAAGATACAAGCGTTGTACTCGCTCATGTGTGGGATAAAGAGTCACACACAAAACATTTAAATATGTTTAATAGTATGTTATCTTTTTGGAAACTTTCTAAAAATTATGACCCACAACAAAAGGAAAACAAAGATGGCTAAAGCTAGAGGATATAGAAAACCTAGAAAGGTTAGACCTGTTGAAAAAGATTTACCTAAAGGATACGATTCTAAATGGGAATATGATTTACACCAAGAAGAACTACAGCATTGGGAACATCATAAAGGTATAATAGAATATTCTATACCTCATAAATATCATCCTGACTTTATTCGCATAATAAATAATAAAGTTATTTACCTTGAAACAAAAGGTAGGTTTTGGGATTACCAAGAATATAATAAATATAAATGGATAAGAAAAAATTTACCCGATGAATGTGAATTAGTATTTTTGTTTTCTTCTCCGTATTCTCCTATGCCTCAAGCAAAAGTACGGAAGAATGGAACTAAAAGAACTCATGCGGAATGGGCAGAGAAAAATGGTTTTAAATGGTTTGATAAAGATAATTTACCTGAAAAATGGAAGGAGATATAATGGAATATAAATTTAACGAACAGAATACAATAGAACAAATTAAAAGATATGTGGATAGTACATATGAAAGACATTATGGCTATGGAAAGTATCAAGCAACGGATATGATAATAGATGCAGGATATGGAGAAGCTTTTTGTATAGGAAACATAATGAAATACGCAATGAGGTATGGTAAAAAGCCTGATTCTGTAACTGGAGAGTATAAAAACCAAGGAGATTTGCTAAAGATTATACATTATGCTATAATAGCAATACACTTATGGACAGAGGAACAAAAATGATTGAAGATAAAGTAGGAAAAAAACCTTATCTAGGTATCGTTATAGATTATGATAGAGAAAAACAATTTGATAAATTTAGTATTGATACATTAAAGGATAGGTATTTTTGGGAT